AGCACGGCAGCTCGCGCGCATCGTCAAGCTCGCGAACAACAATCCGCCGCACGATTACGGAAGCCAACGGGCGAATGGTCTCATCCCTGGTACCGACGGCGAGCAGTGGGACTATCCTGCACGAGACGCGGCCGTCAAGGCAGGGAGCTCGACGATCGAGATCAAGGGCGGCGTGATCAACGTCTCCGACGTCGTCACGTTCTATGCTCCAGCCGGGGACCCGTCGCCGGCGTATCGGTACGTCGTCGACATCGTGAAATTGCAAAATTGCATTTTCAACACGGATCTGATCTTCGCAAATACGGATTGGGACGGCGCTCCGTTGATCCCCGATGATCAGGCGACCGTTAACCCTGACGCGCGCAAGCCGTCGGGAGCGAAGGCGGACCTCTCGAAGATGCTCGATGGACTCGGCGCGCAAGCGATCATCAGTGATCCGAAGGCCGCAAAGAAGTCGATCGTCGCGAACATCAGCTCGAGCAATCCGAAACGGCTCGACACCGAAGTCACGTTTGCACTGGCAGGCAACGCGAACATCATCAGCCACACCCAGAAGTTCGGATTCTTCTTCGGGTCGAGCGAGTAACGACGCCGCGGACGCGGGAGCGTTCGTCCAACACTAACCCAATAACCGAGAATGGCGGGGACGGGATCGTCCTGTCCCCGCCATCAGTATAGGTGCACCATGCCAGCAGTCGGCGGATCAATTCAGGCAGTTTCACTTCGAGGGCGTCTTCTCCCCGTCGCCGCGGACGCGGACGGGACGCGGGACATCGGAGGCTTCGCGAACGAAGTCCAGAGCAACGGTGACGGCTCCGCGCGCATCGTCAAAACGCGCAAGCCATGGATCATCGGTGGCCTGACGCTCGAGGTCGACGACGACCGGGCGGATCAGGAGTTCCTCCAAGAGATCGCCGATTCGAACGATTACGTGTCCATCACGATCGAGCTCGTCTCTGGCACGGTCTACATGGGCGAAGGAACGATCACCGACAATATCGAATTCTCGACGCAGAATAGCACGGCGGGTGTCACGCTCTCCGGGCCTCGGAATCTCGAGCAACAGTAGGAGGAAGCATGTCAGAAGGTGGACCGCTTGACGAGGACAAGATGGATGGGGAATCTGCAGAAGCCGAATTTCAGCGGTTCGCAGACGAGTTCGAACTGGACATCGACGAGAAGGGAATGGACGACGAGGATCGCCAGGCGTTTCAAGCGTCCAAAAAGGTGTTCATCCGGGAACTGAAACGAGGCTCCATCGTCGTCGACGAGAGGGGCGCAGCGACGTACACGACGCGCTTCGAAACGAATCCGTCCCCGGTCGTCTTCCATGAGCCGACGGGCGCGACTTTCATGGCGAGCGACCAGAAGAAACGGGGACACGACGCTGCGAAAATGTACGCCATGATCGCAGACATGACGCGGCAGAACATCCAGCGGTTTTCGAAGATGCCGCGCCGTGATTTGAAGGTCGTCGAATCGGTGGCCCTTCTGTTTTTGGGCTGAACGTGTTGACGCCTCTCGTCCGCGGAGGCGTCGACGCATTCTTGAACAAAGAGGAGGGAGGCCATGGGCTCGTCAGGGTATATGGGGAGATGCTACTCCAGATCCTGCACGACTACCCCGGAGGCCTCCCGAATGCGCGGACGCTCACCATGACCGAGATCCGATTTTTCTACGATGGGATCCGGCCTGACTTGTATGAAGGCACGCGGCCAAAGCCGACACCGAAACTCCGATAATGGCAGGACGATTCACAGTCAGCGCCGTATTCAAGGCGATTGACAGATTCTCCCGACCGCTCGCGAAAATGCAGCGGAGGACGCGGCGCTTTGTCGCTGGCTTCCGTCGCGGACTCAAGCGGATCAACGGAGCTCTGAACGGCGTCCTGGCAGGAGTGAAACGGATCGGCCTGGCCGCGGGCGTCGCGGGCGCCGCGGTACTTGCCGTCGCGAAGAACATCGCTGGAGTCGGGGCAGGCTTCGAGCAGGCGATCACGGACGTTGGCGCCGTCAGCCTGAAAACGAGAGAGGAGATAGCGAACCTCGAAGCCGCGGCGAAACAGCTCGGAGCGACGACGAAATTCACCGCGACCGAAGTCGCGGCGGGAATGGAGATCATGGCCAAGGCGGGGTTCGCGGAAAGCGATATCCTCGTCGGTATCGAAGCGAACTTGAGTGCGGCCGCGGCATCCGGGATGGAACTCGCGGAGGTGTCCGACCATGTGACCAAGGTGTTAAAGGGCATGGGCCTGGATACGAAGGAGGCAGCGCGAGTCGCGGACGTTTTGGCATTGGCGTCCTCGCGGACGAACAGCACGATCGGGACTCTGGGTGAGTCCATGCGAAATGTGTCGGCGACAGCACGCAAGCTGGGGATCCCGCTCGAGGAAGTCGTTGCGAGCGTCGCACTGCTCCAGGACGTTGGGCTAGATGCATCCGTGGCCGGCTCCGCGATGAATACGATGCTCACGAAGTTGTCGAAACCGACGGCGGAGATCACGCGGCAAATGAAGGAGGCGAAGGTTAGCTTCCAGGATGCAGAAGGGAACATGCTCCCGCTCCGCGAAGTGCTTGCCAATATGTCGAAGGTAGCGAAGGAAAGCGGCGGCAATATGGCCCAGATGGCCTTCTTTGCTGACCTCGTCGGTCTCCGAGGTCAGAAGGCCGCAGTGAATCTACAGGACCTCCTCATGTCTGGCCGAATCGACGAGCTTACCGAAGCGCTCGAGAAAGCCGGCGGCTCCGCGAAGAAAATGGCGGATCTGCGCATGGACACCCTGACGGGTGATCTCACTCTGCTCGAGTCGGCCGTCGACGCCGTCAAGGTGAGAGTGTTCGATCTGAAGGGCGGCCCGCTCCGTGGCGTCGTCAAGGGGATGAAGGACTGGGTCGACAAGAACGGAGAGTTCCAGGCCCTCATGATGGCGGGCCACATTCAGAAAATCACCGAAGCGCTTCCGGAGATCGTCAAGTGGCTCAAGCGGATCGGGATTGCCGTCGCTGCCATCTGGGCGTTGAACCTAGCGATCAAGGTCGTAAACATCACGCTCGCGATTTACGAAGGGGCGGCCGCGGCGGCGAGCGTCGTTCAAAAAATCCTGACGTCGGACGTCGTGAAGAACTCCGCGGCCTGGGTGTGGAACACGCTGAAGATCATCGCGAATACCGTTGCATCCTGGGCGGTGACGGCGGCGAAATACGCGCAGGCTGCGGCGACGAAGCTCGCAACCCTGATGACGAAACGTCTCACGCTCGCGATGATCGCTCACACTCTGAAGACGTGGCTCTCGACGGCGGCAACTTGGGCCTATCAGACCGCGCAGCTCGCCGCGAACAAAGTGATCAAAGCGGCCCGTGGTCTCGTGAAGGCTCTCATGGGCATCGAGATCGCCGCGACGGCGAAGCGTTGGCTGAGCGTGACTGCGACATGGGCGCAGAACACGGCGCAGCTCGCTTACAATGTCACGACGCGCGCGGCTGCCAAGGCGATGCTCGCCTACAAGACCGCCGTCATGGGCGCGGGAGCGGCGTCCGCCGCGGCCTCGGGCGGATTCTTGGCCGTGATGATTCCGCTCGTCGCCATCGCGGCTGCCATCGGTGCGATTTACCTGGCGTTGAAGCAAATCCGCTCCCTCGAGAAAGAGACGGGCGGCCTCGGGATCGTCGGTACGATCGGAGAGATGTGGAAGAAAGGAACCCTCGATCCATTCAAGGCCGTCGACGCCGTGATGAACGAGCGAGCGCGGGCCGCTCAGAGACAGCGGGAGAAGTCGGGCGGGGGTGCTAAGACCGCGTCGAGGAAGCCCGCCGTCCAACCTACCGGGACCGGTACCGGTGAACGCCACACGGCGGAGGCAGAGGGGCCGACCGCGACTCTGCTGATCAAAGATGAGACGGGCCGGGCAGTCGTGCCGAAACAACCACGCCGCGGCCTCCGGCTCAACGTCGAGCCGACCGGAGCGTTCGTATGACCTTCCCAGAACCGACAGGAACGCCGAGCTGGGAAACCCGGGTGAGGCCTGGAGCCTACACGGCACCGAGCGGCGTCCGGATCCTGTATGACTTCGAAGACGTTGCGCGCGAAATCGACCTCCGCCGGAGCGTCTTCGAATTCCCCGGAGTGGATGGCGTCTATATCCAACGCAACAAAGTTGGAGCTAGACGGTATCCACTCCGTTGCTATTTCAGCGGTGATAGTCACGACCTCGAAGCGACTGCCTTCGAGGCAGCTCTGATGGAGGATGGTGTCGGTCGGCTCGAACATCCGCTCTATGGAACCTTCGACGTCGTCCCGATGGGGACGATCACCCGGCGAGACAATCTCGTCACCGGAGCCAATCAGTCGATCGTCGAGACGACGTTCTGGCCTCCCCTGCGAGTCCTCTATCCCACCGGGCAGGAGAGCCCGGAGAACGAGATCCTCGCGTCGCTCGGCAACTTCGACGTCCAGGCAGCGCAGATGTTCTCTGATCTGATGAGCCTCGAGACGATCGTGAAACAGGTCTCACTCAAGGAGGCGATCCGCAAGACGCTGAACGAGATCTCGCAGGTACTGGGAACCGTGTCGAAGACGACGTCGGAGGTCAATCGACTTTCCCGGGACGCCCAGTCGATCCTGAACTACGCGCTCGACGTCCTCGTCGGCCAGCCGTTGCTGCTCGCCCAACAGATCATCAACCTGACGACGCTTCCATCGCGAGCGCTGGCGGGGATCGCAGACCGGCTCGCAGCCTACGGCGAGCTCGCCGATCGCCTCTTCGGGTCCGAGGCGGGGAGACCCGGCGAGCGGATCGGAACGGCACTCGACCGGCGTCAATCGTCGCTCATCACAAACGAGTTCCATCTCGTCGACCTGACGGCAAACGCCGCCGTCGACGGGTCCGTCCAGTCGGCGCTCAATACGACGTTTCGCTATCGGCCCGACGCGCTCGGGGCAGCCGTCGAAATCTTCGACCAGTTCGACGCGCTCGTCGCATGGCGGGACGCGGCATTCACCGACCTCGCGGACGCCGGCGCCATCTCCGGGACGTTGCTCGACCAAGTCGACACCGGCGGCCCGATCCAGTCGCTCGGAAACGCCGTCGCAACCACGGCGGGGAACCTCGTCGAGATCTCGTTCTCCCTGCTCCCCGAGCGGCGTATCGTCCTCGACCGACCGCGGAACCTGCTCGAACTCGCTTCGGAGCTATACCCCGGAGACGTCGACCCACGGCTCGATGAGCTCATCTCGAACAATGGCCTCACGGGAGACGAGATCCTCGAACTGCCCCCAGGGCGGACGATCGCTTACTACCCGGAGCCGAGCTAAGTGGCCCGCGTCGCGAGCTACACCCGGGACGCGGACGAAGTCTCGCTCCTGATCAACGGAGTCGAGTGGCGGTTCTGGTCCGCTCTCGTCATTCAGCAATCAATCGACGCCTACTCGACGATCGCCTTTGCCGCGCCATTCGAAGCGGACCGCGCGGAGTTCCGGGAGACGTTTCGCCCGTTCTCGTTTCAGTTGCTCAAGGTACTACTTGGGGGCAAGGATCTCTTCACCGGGACGCTGCTCGACGTCGTCCCCGATCACAGCGCGTCGGAGAGCCTCGTCCAGGTCACCGGATACGGGCTGCCGGGAGTTCTGGCGGACGTCAATGCGCCGGCGAGTGAAGTCCCCTTCGAGTTCGACGGATGGGACCTCCGGAGGATCGCAACGACAATCGCCGAATGGTATGGGCTCGTCGTCGAGTTCGAGGCGGAGGAGGGCGCTCCGTTCGAGAAGGTGGCTCTCGAACCGACGACGAAGCCGCACGAATTTCTCAGTGACCTGGCCCTGCAACGCGGGCTCGTCATGAATGACACGCCCGAGGGAGCGC